TCTGGTCTGACGGACATATTCATCCGTGGCGTTGTCCCCGTTACGGATGGTTTCCTGCTGTTCATGGTGGGCAGCCTGACGGTCAGCCAGTACGGCTTTGTCCCGCTCAAGCTGGAATTGTTCAATCTGGACCTTCAGGGACTGGAGCTGGACGAACTGTTCTGGCGGCAGCGCCGCCAGTTTTTGCTCAAGCACCCGCTGCTGGTCCTGCGGGTTGATGACGCTGTTGACGTTCTCAACGATCCCCGCCACAGAATCTGCCGTTCTGGCGGTGTCGCCACCGAACCAGCCGCCCACGGTACGCAGTAACGACGGTCCTGCCTTCATCAGAACGCTGGCAACGGTAGAGATGGTTACTGGATCCATGCAAGAAGCCCCTTACGTTCAACCCACATACAGAAAAGAACGCCGATTGCAGCACCCACTGGTGTAAGAAGAATCAGGTATAACGGGGTGGCATATAGCTGGCTCAGAATGAGAAGAAAACCGCCTACAACCCAGATGACCCACGCCCAGAAACGGGCATGCCGGCTGATATGCATTTCAGGTTTAAGAAGCCTGTACGGAAGATTGCCAAGAAAGATACTGAATCCGATCAGAACCACGCCGGAGAGTGCCAGCCACCAGACCATAAATGCCTGGCGGCCTGAGAAACTACAGATGAACAGCGACAGGCCGACGAGAATGACAATGCTCCATCCGGAGCGCAAAACCTGTACCAGTGCCAGCCTTAACCAGTCGCAGCTAAACGATTTAAACATTGTGTTTTTCCTTGTATCGCTGGCATTGCCAGACGATGTCTCTGATATCGACGGATGACCAGCCGCGCATGTAGTAACTGGCGTGTGTACCGTCATGACCTGCATAACTTGTCGGAACGGGGACGGGGCCACCTGCTATTCGGTGAAGAACTTCCTGCCTCAGCCGGTCACGTCGTCCCTGTTTCAGCGAAGCGTCCCATCCCTTGCCCATATCAGCTCCGGGCTACCGAATAGCGGACACCGGAAATCTCACGACAGGCGTCAGCGAGGTTGTCAAGGCGGTTAAACCAGCCGTTGAGGAACTTGCCCTGCGAAGAGTTTGCTTTGATGATGTCGGCGTAATAGCGGGAACGTTGCAGAAACAAACGGTTCAGCAGCCAGTCAGGGTCAGCACGCTCAACGGCTGCACGGGTGTTTTTACCGGCGATACCGTCAACGCTTTTGCCAGTGAAACCCACAGCTTCCTGAAGCAACTGGACAGCCTTTTTGACGCCATGCTGGACGGCAGAATCAAAGACAAACAGGGCGATATCATCCGGCCATAACTGGCAATACGCCGGATACCAGTAGTCACGGAAGTAAATCTGTCCGGCCTGTTCAACCGTTAAATCACGAATACGAGTATCAGGCTTGCCATCGCCATTAACGTCGGTCATGCCATCGGCAACACCGTCGCGTTTATCTGATATACCGAAGTTAGTTTCACCGCCACGGTCAGTGGGGTCATTGACATATCCGCGTTCTGCGCTGAGCACGAAAGCAAGAGCATTGCGAAATGCGGGAGAATCGGGGGTGTTGTTCATAAAACGGCACCTTTGGAAGTGGGTTAGATTTCCCTTCCATCATGTGCCGGACGAAAAAAAAGCCGGATTAACCGGCTTCATTGTATTGGCTATAACTTAATAGAATAAATAATCTTTGTAGCGATAGAGCAACCATCCTGATACCAACAAAAGTAGAATAATAAAACTTACGCTTTTATCAGTCTTTACTGGATATTCTTCCGCAGCGATCAATAAAGATTTCCTGTTGATCAGATACCAAATAAAAGGAAGTATAAATATACTCAGCGCAGCCCAAACCACAGGGTGTATGCCTCTGCGACATCCTTTTCGCACACCGTCTCTAACAACATAACTTCCTATGTTGTTAGAAGTAGCATCAAAGAAAACCCAAAAAACACATATAATACAAACTATGTTAATAACAATCACACCAACCATATTATCACTCCATATTAAATGAGAGCTGCCTCTTACCTTGCTCTAACTTTCGCATTCTCCGGATTGCTTTATACACCGTTTTATAGGTAACACGGTAACGCTCAACCAACTCTGTGATGTTTCTGCCATTGAAATCACGCCAGATTTTCATATCACGAATCAATGACTCAAGAGTCTGGCCGCGTGGAAAATAAATCTGCATTCCACCAATCTGACAGCTAATCGCATAGACCAGCTCCAGAGAGATTCGTGGGTCAACACCATGCTTTGTCAGTTCGCCACGCAACAGCGTATTCAGTTCTGTCAGCAGTGCAGGGAAACGCACAGTTTCCGCCGAACTGTCATCGTCCAGGTGCTCCAGAATGCTGTCATCCTGGATATCACCAAACAGGTCATTCTGCTTTTCGCTCATGTGCGCACCTTTCTTACTTTACTGGAATACAGGCTGTTGATGGCGTCATAACCCCGATTATCCTGAAATGCCAGGTCTCGCGGACTCAGCGCCTCTGTCATTTCTCTCAGGTGCCATTGCTTGAGGCTTTCCAGCACCATCAGAAGATTATCGCCACGGCACCATGCCAGGCTGGCGATACCTTTACCTTTGTTGGTTCTGACAGTCATCTTCGCGACGAACGAATCGAGTGAGGTATCGCTGCCATCACGGATAAACCCATCAAGATGCATCTGCCGCCAGATGCTGCGGACCTTTGCGGTGATATCTGTCTCACGATGACGGCGAGCCGGAGAACGGGGACGGGTACGAATGAAACCCTTATCCTCCAGTACCTTCAGCACATCCTCCAGTTGGCCGACTCTCAGGTCACGACAGCTTTGCTTTCCCGTCACTCGCATCAGTACAGAGCGGTAGGTGTCATCGTCCAGTTGTAGATTGCGACGGGCAACATGGATTAACTTAATCAGGGATGCGCGGCTCATCGTTATTTCCCTCCGACTGGCGGTCAATACGCTCAATTTCTGCAATCAAAAGCGCACATGCTTTCACTAAATTTCGACGATAGTCTGACGGTTTGAAACTGTCATCATGCCAGTCAGCAGGCCAGTATTCTTCAGCCGCCAAAGGCTCTATGTAACTTATAGCCGCTGCGGCCAGCTCACCTTCAATATATGTGTCGTCCTGCTGTGTAGTGTACCCCTTAACCGATATCTGCCGCTGGCGCTCGGCCAGAACATCAGATGCTGCTGGTGACAGTGAAAACGATGGAAGTGCGGCCCTAATAGCTTTGCCCAGATCGTCGTTTTTCTTTTCCAGGCATTCGATACGGTCTGCCTGCTGATTGATGTGATCGTCCTGGGCGGTGTTAGTGCGTTCCTGCTCAGCTATGCGTTTTTGGGCCTTGACCAGTTCATCCGCCAGTGTCCATTCTGATTTTGACAGGACGTCTATTTCACCCAGCAACAATTCCACGACTTCAAGAGTGAAACTGCGCTGGGTCTCATTGATAGTTTTAAGACGATTAATACTGGTATCGGGGCCAAATGGCGGCATTGCTTTACGTTTGCAGATATCGTCACGTATCTGCTGGATATTGATAATCGTATGCCTGGTCATTCGCTTAAACTCCATATTTAGTTGCCTGCGGGTGCACGAAGCCCCGGCAGGCATACCGTATTAAAATTCTGAGAATCAAAGAAAGTTAATTAATCAGTTACAGTTTGTTCAAATGGGATTATTTCAAAATCCTCAACATCTGATTTAATGGATATCCCTGCAATTCCCTTAACTTCATTCGGTGATGCAAGAATTGCCTCTTTATTAATTTCCTCTTTATTGCGAAGAAATTTACCCAGGCTGAATTTCTTGAGTAACGCAATAACATCTTCAACTTTGCGAATGGTGACGCTGGGCGGGCGCTTACGCCAGCGAACTTCGCCCGTTGTCAGGTTGGCCGTCTTGGTCTTACCGTCTTTCGTAAGCTCTGCACGGTTGGCTTCACACCACGTCTGGACGCCAGTTTGTAAGCGGCCCAGCTCTTTCTTGAGCGCTTCAATTCCGGGAGCGGCGTCGTTAGTCAGCTCGGCCAGTTTGTCATTCAGTTCTGTTTCACGGCGCAAAATGACACGGGTGATGTCGCCAATTTTTCGGATATCGTTAATCACGTCTTCACGTGACTGCGGAACGGCCACTGCCGCAGCAGACTTGGCTCGTGGTTTTTTAGGTGCTTTCATATCAACCTCAGTGTTTGATTATTTTACGGTTATCCTGCTCCACCCTTGCTTTCACAAACGTGGTGACCTGCTGGATCGCCATCGGGAAAATAGCTGACAGACCTTCAGCAACCAGAAACGAAAATGAACCATCATCATTTGTGTTATTAAGATGAAACTGAATATTGAGTTTCCCTTCAGGTAGTTCGTTATTAATTGATTTGTCACTTTTCTGAACGATGCCATCCTCAATGACAATGGTGATAACCTGTTTAGCCATTGTTTTAATCCTTATTCAGTAATGCGCGTTCAACATAAAAACAGAACTTTGTCAGAGCCACTCCGGCTTCGTTCTGGGTGGCTGCTTCAGGAATCCCCGGAACCAGTAGCTGCCCAGGGGCATATCCGTGGCGTGCGTAAACATTTATGACCTCCCGGAGCCGCTTGTGATGACGGGCGCTCGCGATAGGTAAAGCGCCTTCCGGGAGTGTCTGACCAAATTCAATCAGCCCGCTGGCCCACGCATAAGCGATTAATATTGATTGCTGTTTCTCAGTCATAAAAAACCTTTAAGTTAGCTGTCGCGATAAACGATGTTAAAAACCTGACGACGGGACATTTCCATTTTTTCTGCGATGATCGCAACGGTCAGCCCCTCCTTATAAAGCTCACGGCATAAATACGCATCATGCTCGTCCTCTGTACGAATACGCAGTGACAGTCCAAGACGAAGAGCGCAATTCTGAACGGACTGTTTTGTACGTCCCAGTTGCTGAGCCAGCCCGATAACACTGACTTTCCCTGCACTCTGCTCAAGAATGCGAAGCTCTTCGGGGGACCATGTTTTACCCGTTCTCCACCCCATGCTTACCTCCAGATAATCCG